CTACTCGCCCAAAATACATCGGGTTGTTCTCCAACGTCATCTTTTCCATGACAGAGGACGGGGTCATCCCCACGTATTTCGTCAAGAGCAAGGACTTCGCCACGGAGGAAGAGGTGCGTGACATCGCGGAAGCTGCAAGGCGCAACGATTTCGTCTATGACTTGTCGGACTTTTATCAAAAGGGGCGTGTCTCGCAGGTTTCCCGGTATGTGGAATGGGACGGGAAGGTCTGTTTCCAGTTCTTGCGAGGGATGGAACGGTATTATGCGTTGCACGATGAGGACACGGATAGTACGGTGGTGGCATCCATGTTGGAGAACGATTTTGTCTGTGAACACTGCCCAGTCCCCACGGATTTCTGTTATGCGGACAGCGATTTGCTGGTGGCTTGCTTGTCCTCGGACTACATGGGGCTTTTCGTGGAACACGTCATCAAGAAAGATTTGCTGTGCTCTCAAATAAATCGATATGCGCAACTGGCTCATCTTGACGAAGCTTCCAATCCAGTCCTCTTCTGTTTCAAGCCGCTTCCACGTTAGTATTCATTCTTGATTTCGGGCGGCCCCCCCCAGATGCGCACTTAGAAATTCCTAAATGCGCATTTGGAAATTCCTGGATGCGCACTTAGAAATTCCTGGATGCGTACTTAGAATTTTCTGAATGCGCATTCAGGAATTTAAGGGCGGTAAAACGAAACGAGAAAAAAGTGGAGTGAGGCGAAATCGTTGAAAGGTTTGGAGGTCAAAGAGTTAGGAGAGGATGACAGAGAAAGAGCGGAAAAACGAAACGTAACATTTGCTTTACATTTGTGTTACATTTGGAGGGTGTTTGAACGGTGTTCGGGGGCTGAAATGTTACATTGGCAGGCCACGGATGCCGTTTTCTCGTTTTACGGGGGCTTTGGGGGGCTTCTGCCGGGCTTTCGGCTGTTTGCCGCAAGTTGGCTTCCTGCGGCTGTTTAAGGGCGTTGTGGGCTTTTCAGCGGCTTAATTGGGCGGTTTGTTGAGGCTGTGTCGCCATATAAGGATGAGGCTGATGGGAGAAGTGAGCGGAGGTTGCGGGCTGAGGGCGGAAATGGCAGCCAAGTGAATTTGTAACTTATTGATTGAACGGAACTTGAACGGTTTGAACACCTATTTGAACGGTGTTTGGGCCGTTTTTTGTGTTTTCGGGGGTTGGGAGGGGTGTTTTTCGAGGGCTTGAAATGTTAAAAAGGGGGAGAGGGTGGACACTTGGGTGGACATTTGGGTGGACATGGAAAAACGAAATGTATCGATTGGGTGGACACGAGGGTGGACACTTTTAACATGGTTTTTGAGGGATTGCCCCCGCCATGTTTCCGAAAAAAGTTGTGTTTTCGGGCTTTTTCCGTTTTTCGGGTAGGGATAATACACGCTTTTTGCGGCGTTTCGGGAGATGCTTCAAGTGGGCTGAAGCGGCTTCCTGTCGGGCTTTTCGGGCTGTCTGCGGCAGGAGAAAACCCCGAAAACGTGCGTGTGGCGGTTTTCGGGGCGTTTGGGGTGTGGTGTCAGAAGAACTTCTTGACAGAGCCGATGACCTCGTACACCTTTATTATGCGCGAGATGGGGAAGTCCTGCTCGTCGTAGTCGGCGGTGTTGATAGGTACGTAGCGCAGGGAGTGCGGGTCGCTGGACTTGCGCAGGATCTTGATGGTGCGGAGCGTGTCGAGCACGACCGCATAGATTTCGCCATACTGTATGTCGTTGACGGCGCACTCGTGCAGCCCGATGATGTCGCCGTGGTTTATCTCCGGCTCCATGGAGTGGCCCGTTACGTTGCACCAGAGCTGCGCTTTCTCGAACCCCCTTATTATGATGTTGGTGAAGGGGACGGAGACCTGCGAGTTGAACACCTCGTCGAACCCTCCGATGAAGTCCACGTCGTAGTACGGTGCGCCGAGCGCGGGATTGTTGGTGACGAGGGGAGGCTGCGGCTCATCAGCGTCACTCTTCAGCATTTCGCCCCGTCCTGTAAGAAGCCAATCGGCATTGAGTTGCGGGTAAGCGAGTAGAATTTTTTCAATATTTGTAGAGGTAAGGCCTTTGTTGCCTGTTTTGGCTTTACCAATAAGACCAACAGACAGCCCAGCGGCAACAGTAAGTTTGTTGTCGTTAATGTCGTTTGATTTCATGAAGTATTGAAGTCTTTCTATAAATGTCGTCATAAACATTGAAATTTCTCAATAAATATTTTGCCGTATTGATTTTTTTCTATAACTTTGCAGCGTGTTTGAAATAAAACATCGCGCCAAAGATACGAAAAAGGCGTGAGTTAAACGAATTTAAACGATTAAAGAAGATGAAAAAGAAGAAAGAAGAAGGCCGTTGGCTGGGCGGCATTTTGTTCATGAGCGTGTATTGCGGCGCGTTTTTCGGCTTCAACGCCGCGAGGACTTTCATGGACGGCCATGCGGCGGTGGGCTGCGTGCTGCTTTCGGGCGCGTTGGTGAGCGCGGCCGTGTTCCGCTCGGCCTGCGTGGAGGTGGTCAGAAGGTGGCGGGAGAGGTAGCGGTCCCTCACCAGCCTTCCCGAAAGGGAGATACGACGAGAAATATCAAGGCGGCGTAGGAAAAGGGAACTTTAAAAAGCCTCAGATGGCGGCCCGGAAAGACGGGCTGGGGCGCAGGGACGGCCACGACGTGGCGCGGGTTCGACTCCCGCCGCCCCACTTGAGGAATTAAAGATTAAAACTATGAAGACGGAAGGAGTCTCATTTTTAGTAATGTTAGTAATGTTTTTCGGCTACAAAGGTAGCGAAAGCATCCCGGTCCGTGATGGATAGGGATGCTTAATCCATCAAGCGAATAAAAATCAAAAGATGATAATATAAAGATTAAAGATTAAGAAGATGAAGAAGGTAATATCGGTTACGAGAGAGCAGAGGGACTTCCTGATGAAGGCCTTCAAGGTGAGCGGCCAGATGGTTTATTTGGCGTTGACGTTTGACGAGAAGCGTGGGAACACGCCATTGGCTGAGCGCATCCGTTCGCTGGCGTTGCAGCGCGGCGGCTTCACGCTGCTGACGCTGCCGGAGAGCGAGGTGGTGCATGACGCCGACGGCTGGATGCGGCAGCATTTCCGCAACGGCTGGATGTGGGAGTGCGACAAGCGCACCGGCCGCCTTGAGCTTCGTGACGCGAGCGGCAGGGTGGTGGAGACCCACGAGGACGCCACGATGCGCGACCTTGAGGCGTTGCAGCGCAGGGTCGCCGCCATCTGTTGAGGAAAACCGGAAGGAGGACTGTCATGGAATACTACAACAAGATGCTGTGCGTGACGCTTGCCGAGCTTACGGGAGGCAAAGACCCTGTGATGCGTGGTGGCACGTTGATGAAGAACGTGCAGCGTGGCAACGTGCTTAGTGCGCGTCGTGGCGGCGGTGAGGGCGGCGTTGCGTTGTATGTGTGGCAGAGCCTTCCGAGGAAGTACCGCCAGCGCTTCGTGGAGCGTTACGGCGAGCCGGAGGAGATTATGAGGAAGCAGTCTATGCGTGAGAGCATAAGGATTGACGCTGCCGCGAGGGCGTGGTATGAGGGCTACACCTACGAGGGCAGGGACGGCGAGGAGCAGCACCTGTCGTTGCGTCTGATAGAGGAGTACACGGTGAACGCCTCCGTTCTTGGCGAGCTTGTCCGTCTGATGGGCGAGCGCAAGGCCATCCGCTCGTCGTTGAACACGGGCATGGCGGGAGCGTGGGACGTGATATTCGCGAGCAGCGAGAAGCTGCGCGAGGTGTGCCGCCACACATTGCCTGGCAGTGCGAGCCGTCTGAAGTCGAAGATAAGGCAGTTCAAGGAGGAGGGCTATGCGAGCCTCGTGAGCGGCAAGTTGGGCAACTGTGCGGCGTTGAAGTTGACGGAGGAGTTTGGCCGTCAGATAGTGGCGTTGAAGCGCAGCCGTGTGCCGGTCTATACCGACCGTCAGTTGTTGGAGCGTGCCAACGAGATAGCGTTGGAGCGTGGCTGGAAGCCGATAAGGAGCCTTAGCGGTCTGAAGAAGTGGTTGGAGAGCGCGGCGGTGCGTCCGTTGTGGTACGATGCCGTTCACGGCGAGCAGGCGGCTCGTCAGAAGTTCTCGAGGAAGCACAGGACCGCTATGCCGGAGCGCAGGGACAGCCTGTGGTACGGCGACGGCACGAAGCTGAACCTGTATTACAGGGACGAGAGCGGCAAGGTCAGGACCACGCAGGTGTATGAGGTGATGGATGCCGCCACGGAGGTGCTTCTTGGCTACCACATCAGCGACACTGAGGACTACGAGGCGCAGTACCACGCCTACCGGATGGCGATACAGAAGAGCGGGCACAAGCCCTACGAGATAGTGCATGACAACCAAGGCGGCCACAAGCGTCTGAACAGCGGCGGCCTGATGGACAAGATATGCAGGGTACACAGGACTACGCAGCCGTACAACGGCGAGTCGAAGACCATAGAGAGCGTTTTCGGCAGGTTTCAGAGCCAGGTGCTTCACAAGGACTGGCGTTTCACGGGCCAGAACGTGACGGCGAAGAAAGACACGAGCCGTCCGAACGTGGAGTTCATCGAGGCCAACAAGGAGAGCCTGTACACGTTGGACGAGCTGAAGAGCGCCTACGCCGCCGCTCGTAAGGAGTGGAACGAGGGTTTGCACCCCGCCACCGGCGAGCGTAGGATAGACATGTACGAGCGTAGCGTGAACGAAGAGACGCCCGAGGTGACAGTGTGGGACATGGTTGACATGTTCTGGGTGTTCACGGACAAGCCGTCCACGTTCACGGACCAAGGGATACAGATTACGGTGAAGGGTCGTAAGCGCCAGTACGAGGTGTTCTCGTCGCCCGGCGTTCCCGACCACGAGTGGCGCAGGAAGCACACCTACGAGCGTTTTGTCGTCGCCTACGACCCCTACGATTTCGGCAGCGTAAGGCTTTACACGAAAGCCGCCGACGGCAGTCTGCGTTTCGAGAGGGTGGCCGAGCCCTACGTGGTGATACACCGCGCCCTGCAAGACCAGGAGGAGGGCGAGGCGAAGTTCATCCGCCAGGAACAGGCCGCCAACCAGCTCGACAGGGTGGAGCGCAGCGTGGCCGCGAGGGAGATAGAGGCGGAGCACGGCGTGGCGCCGGAGCAGCACGGCCTGCGGTCGCCCGAGCTGAAGGGCTTGCCCGCCGACCTGCAGCGGCAGATAGCGCGCCGCCTGCGGAAGTACGGCATGGAGCCCGCCGAGGAGCTGGAGCTCGGCCGGCGGATGAAGTCAGTGAGCCTCGCCGACTGGATGCCGCCCACGGACGGCGGGGACGCGGAGCTTGGGCTTCCGCCGAAAGTGCCGGAGCGCAGGATGGCGGGGATGCTGTGAAGGGGGATGCGCGAGGCACACGAGACACATACAAGATACCTATTTAACCATTCAAAAAAATACCGATTAACAGAATGATGGACGAAAGACAGAAAAGACAGATTAGTGCTGCGCTGTCGGCTTACGTGAAGAAGTACGGTAGCCAGAACAAGGCGGCTGCGAGTTTGGACGGCACGAGTGCCGCCACTCTGAGTGCGATACAGCAGGGCAAGTGGGAGCTTATCAGCGACGACATGTGGAGGAAGATAGGCTCCCAAGTGGGCGTTGCCGACTCGGGCGACTGGCAGATAGTGGAGACCACCGCTGCGCAGGAGATGGCGTATGCGATGGGTGACGCTCAGGAGTGGCGTAACGTTACGTGGGTTGTTGGCGATGCCGGCTGCGGCAAGACGACGATGGCCCGTCTGTATGCGAAGGAGCACAGCGAGGCTTTCTATATGCTGTGTTCGGAGGACATGCGCAGGAGCGACTTTGTTCGCGACATGGCGAAGCGTATAGGCATCAAGACCGACGGCATGACGATACGTGAGATGTTAGACACCGTTACAGGCTCGTTGGTCCAGATGAGTGCCCCCGTTCTGCTGTTCGACGAGGCCGACAAGTTGCCGGAGCGCGTGTTCCACTATTTCATAGAGCTGTACAACAGGCTTGAGGACAAGTGCGGCATGGTATTCTTCAGCACGTCGTACATCAAGCGCAGGATGCAGATGGGTCTTCGCTATGACAAGAAGGGCTACAACGAGATACATTTGCGGATAGGCAGGAAGTTCTTTGAGTTGGAGCGCACGTCGGCCCAGGACGTGTATGCCGTGTGCGTTGCCAACGGTGTCACCGACCGCAAGGCGATAGCCGAGGTGGTGAAGGACGCAGAGGGCTACGATTTCGACCTGCGTAGGGTGAAGAAGTGCGTGCACAGGGAGAAGTTGAGGACCAAAGCCCCCTCCGGCTCCCCCAAAAGGGGAGAGCGGAACGTGGCGGCTGGCAATTGAATGGTGTTTGAGCTATGAATAAAGAAGAGACGACAGTGAAGTTACGGAGGGCATCGTCGGTGTCGGAGGTGCTGTCGAAGCGTTACGAGACGCTGCGGATGGGCGACGAGTGGCGCATGGCCTTCGGCGAGCCTGAGAGCCGTGGTGTGTGGTTCATCTGGGGCAGGAGCGGGAGTGGCAAGACCAGTTTTGTGTTGAGCCTGTGCAAGGAGCTTGCGCGTTTCGGCAGGGTGTGCTTTGACAGTTTGGAGGAGGGCACGTGCCTGACGATGCGTAACGCCCTTGCCCGTAGCGGCATGAGCGAGGTGGCGAGGCGGTTCGTGCTGGTGAGCGAGGGCATGGACGAGCTTGACGCGCGTCTGCGCCGCAGGAAGAGCGCCGACGTGGTAGTGATAGAC